AGTAATATGGAACTTAGGGAGGCCATTTAAATAATATGATACAAGGGGGAAGTAGTACAACTCAAAAACCAAAAGGGCATGTAGATTTTAAATCTGCATTTTATTTTCAAACACCAGTGTGGGTAGGTCAAGCACCCATGTTTGTAAAAGACACAATTAAATTAACAGATAAATACATTAAGAAAGCTAAAAAGAATTTAAAAGATAGATTAAAAAATGATCCTAAATGGAAAAAAGATATAGGAACATTTGGTTTATCATATCATAGTGAAAGTTTCTCTGATGATCCAAAAGTAAAAGACTTAGTTCAATTTATAGGTCAAAGATCATATGAATTTTTAGATTGGTCAGGTTTTAATTTACAAAATCACAGCTTACATTTTACAGAATTTTGGGTACAAGAATTTAGTGAAAAAGGTGGAGGACATCATTCAACTCATGCTCATTGGAATCAGCATATTTCAGGATTTTATTTTTTAAAGTGTAACGATAAAACATCTTTTCCAATATTTCATGATCCAAGACCTGGTGCTGTAATGACAAAGTTACCACTAAAAAGTGAAGAACAATTATCATTAGGAACTAGTCAAGTTCATTATAAACCTAAACCAGGAACAATGATTATTTTTCCAGGTTATGTACCACATGAATATGCAGTAGATCCAGGATTAGAACCATTTAGATTTATACACTGGAATATTAAAGTTGTTGAAACAGCAATATCAAAAGAAAGGAGTATTACTAATGAGCTTCCAAAAAAATAAATATTGCGTTATCAAAGAAGCTGTACCTAAAGACATAGCAACATTTGTGTATAATTATTTTTTAATGAAAAGACAAGTTGTTAGAACTATGCTTGATAAAAGATATATTTCTAGTTTTGCAGAAGAGTGGGGAACATGGGCAGATGATCAAGTTCCAAATACTTATTCACATTATTCAGATATAGCGATGGAAACTTTATTAATAAGAACTTTACCTGTCATGGAAAAGTATACTAAATTAAAATTAAATCCAACCTATTCATATGCTAGAATATATAAAGCAGGAGATATACTTCGTAGACACAAAGATAGATTTAGTTGTGAAATATCAACTACACTTAATTTAGGTGGCGATCCATGGCCTATACATTTAGAACCTAAAAAAAATGTAGGAATACCTAATGGTAAAAAAATTACTACATCTAGTAACAATAAAGGTATTTCTATAAATTTAAAACCTGGAGATATGTTAGTATATAGAGGGATGGAATTAGAACATTGGAGAGAAGAATTTCAAGGAGATAATTGTGCTCAAGTATTCTTACATTATAATAATCAAAAATCAAAAGATGCAGATAGAAACATCTATGATACAAGAAAACATTTAGGATTACCATCTTGGTTTAAGAAATAAGATAATATGGCAAAACGCAAATCCCTCATTGGCGTTAATAATTTTGTAAAACAAACAAAGAAAAGACGACCAGGAAGACACTCAAAAAAATATAATAAAAGAGTACCTAAAAGAAAAAAAAATAGAGGACAAGGAAAATAATAATGGCTACAACAACAGCACCAACACCAGATGAAGTAAAGCTGCAGAAAGGTTCAATAGCACCTTCTCAGCCAGAACAGACTGGTTCGCAAAAAGCAGTTGCATTAATTGATAATTTAATTAGTTCACCTAGTTTACCTACAGGCACAACTATAAGTCCACAATTACAAAATGTGGCAACTAATGAATTAATGGCAACAAGTGGGCTCACAGGAACTACAGCGGCTGCAGTGCCAACTGCCCCAACAGCTCCAACTATAGCTGCTCCAGGAACAATGGCAGGAACAGCTGTAACTGCACCAACAGCACAAACTGCTGCAACTATTACACCTTCTACAGTTACATCATTAACACCAACAATGACAGCTGCGACAGGTACGGTTACTCAACCAATGACTGCAGCAACAGGCACAATTACATCTGATGCAACAGTTAAAGGGCAACTAACAGGATTACAACAAGAAGTAGAAACTGCATTAGCATCTGGTAATCCATTACCAGTATGGGCAAGAGGTGCTGCAAAAGCAACTAATGCTGCACTAGCTAATAGAGGTTTAAGTGCAAGCTCAATGGCTGCTGAAGCATTGGCTGAAGGTATCATGAATGCTGCTATACCAATAGCAAAAGCAGATGCTGATACTTACAAGCAAATGATATTTCAAAACTTGTCTAATAATCAGCAAGCAGCAATTACAAATGCACAAGCATATTTAAAATTAGATTTAGCTAACTTATCAAATCAACAACAAGCTAATCTTCAAAATATAAATACAAGACAGAATTTTATTTTATCTGATCAGGCTGCAGCTAATGCTGCATTCCAGTTTAATGCAACAAGTCAAAATCAAGTTAATCAATTTTATGATAAATTAAGTACAACTGTTGCAGATCAAAATGCTGCTAGAATAGATGCAATGAAAAAATTTGCAGAAGCAGAAAAAGCAAAAGTAAATGCATTAAATGCTCAAAATACAATTGCAGTTAATGAAGCAAATGCAAAAAGAGAAGATACCATAA